CCATCAATTAGGTTATTAACTTGTGTATCTACATAAGCCTTAGTTGCTGCATCTTGGTTAGATGCTGGGTCAGCAAGGCTAGTAATTTTCTGACTATTAAATGATACGCTAGTTGAAGGAGCGGTCATTTGGTCAAGACGATTAGTTCTTACTTGTGTATCAAAATCAGAGATAGTGCTAGCAGCCTGAGTACCAGTATGGTTAGCACGGGCTAGTGGGTCAGTTGCTAACTTGCTAAGAGCAATAGCAGCACCGCTAGCAATATCAGCATTTACGATACCACCACTAAGGTCTAACTTACCATAACCAATAGCAGCGGCAGAATTGATATCGGCATTTACAATCGTTCCATTAGTAATATCAGAAGATGTAATAGAACCAGAAAGATCTAACTTGCTATAAGCAATTGCTGCAGATGCATTGATATCTGCGTTAACAATGGAGCCAGAACTAATAGCCGTGGTAATTGTAGTATTACCAAGGTTGGTCATGGTAGCAGAGCCGGTAATATCTCCATCAAGAGTTATTGTTGGGTCATCTACGTTAAAGTTTAACTTACCAGTTGTGTCATCATAAGTTACTGCTATACCTGATTCGGTATTGCTGGACACCATCGCTCCAACTGTATCCTCAATGTATTCTTGGATGCCAGAGATAGCAGAAGTGCTAAGAGCGCCACCACCAGCAGAGTTAGTGTGGTCATGAGTAGCATTACTGAAGTCTGCTATGGTTGGAGTTGTTAGAATTTTATTTGAAAGAGTTTGAGAACCAGTTGTGGTTACTGCTTGAACTCCGCCCTGTTGGAGGGTAGTTGGGTTAACAGTACCGCCAGTAATTGTAGCACTAGATGTTACAGTGCCTGTAATTGTGGCTCCGTTAATAGTTGGAGTTGTTAAAATTTTACCACTAAGAGTTTGAGAATCTGTAGTTCCTACAACGCTTCCTGTTATACCGTGAACATTTGTAGAAGCCTCAGAATGATCATTAGCCTCTTGAAGGTCACGTCCTATGACCATATGGCGGATGACAGCACCAGCGGAGTGTGCTTGCGCTACGGAGCCATCTTTACCACGGCCAATTGTTAAAGTGTCACCAGATGAATATACCGTTACATCAAGAATTTCTTCAAGGGATGTATCTGGATCGATAACTACCGTATAGGTCTCAGACCCGGTAAGGGTCTTTCCACCCATAAGTTTAGCACCGCCACCGCTGACAACAGTCATAGATGAAGCCGTGCTTGTAATGGCAGAAGCCAGAGTGGTCTGCTGTGCGCGAGAGGAGTATTTACGTACTGTCATTGTTTACCTATCGGGTGAAGTGGACTCGGGGAGGGTACTGCTGTTGCTGTGCTGAAATCTCTTCAGAGAGGCGTTGAGCGTACAAAGCCTGAATCTGACGTAATGTCCTACTGGCGCCGTCATAAGGCCTTCTGGAGTCAATCTCGTCCGCCTGAGGGCTAACCTGAGCCGCTCTAGCAGGGTCTAGGAAGGTTAGTAGCCGGTAAGTGGCTCCAAGTACCACTACATCCTTACAGGACAAAGGTAAGCCGGTTACAGTTGTGAAGACATCGGAATCTGAGGATAATGGGTCAGGTGAGGTGGCATATAAGACTTTTACAGTTCTGCCTGGGGTAATGTAGTCATATACGCTAACAGTTTGTGCTGGGCTTGCTGCACTGCCACCCCAAGTTGTGATATCGGCATATGGTTCAAATGACCAACGCTTTACTGGTATCCATTCTTTAGATGGACCAACCTCTTGCCAATGCATAGCCAATATATTTTCAGCCGAAACATTGCTTGCTCCGTCTAGCAATTCATAAGTAGTAACTGCGGCATTGTAGGTAAATGTTAATTGTTTAACACCAAACATTGAAGCACCCATAGCCAAGATGGTGTCATTGATAGCACGCTTGATTACATGTCTAGGGAAGGTTGGGCTAATAGTTACCTTGCTACTTGTGGCAGCAGTGCTAGCGGTAGTACCAAGATATCCTCTGCCCCAAGGCGCAATAGTTACTGTGTTTGCCACACGGTCAAAGTTCTCAACCCACATCAACTCTTCGCCAACTTCAATAATACCTTTACCAATATCTGCTGTAGAAGACACAGAGATTACTGTAGTGGTAGTAGTAGAGATAGCAGAGGCAAGGCTAGTAGCACGATCTTGCTGATATGTATAACCAGCCATATTAAGAGATATTTCATTAACTAAACTTGATAGCGTTGTTGTCACGATGCCATAGTCCTTAATGCGTCTACCGCAGATTTATTTGTTGTACCGGCAAGTTCGTTGCAAATTCCATTAATATCTTTATAGTCATCTGGCTGACGAGAAGCGTCCGCTTTGATATTTAGAGCACCGATAATCCCTAGACCGGAAGTTCCCGCCCAAGCATTAGCCGCACCTTGTTCATCTAGAAATGCTGTCATTAGAGGATAAGTTCCGCCATTAGCCAAACGGTTTAATTCAGCACAGAGTGTGCTTCCTGCTATACCTGCCACTATCTATACCTCGCAGTCTTTTTTGCAATTGACTTTGGTTGCTTTGAAAATTGTTTTCCAGCCTTAGTATCTCGACGCTTTTTAGCGGAGGTGGCTGCATATTCTTTTTTAGTTAATGACTGACGAGCCTTCTTGGGTAGGTATCTTTCGCCAGTTGCTTTAGAGCCTTGAGTACTTGGTTTACCAGACTTGGTGCCCCAATCCTCTTTAGTCCATTTAGATAAAGATTTTTGTTTACTTGTCTTGCTACCGGTATAACCACCACCGGCTTTCTTATATGCCTGTGCTACGAGTTGTGCTTTACGAGCAGACCACTGACCAGGTCTACCACCTTTAGAGCCAGCAAGAATGCGGTTCTTAATAGATTCACGTAGACCTGGTTTAGTGTATGACATTTTACTTAAAGAATCCTTTACCAACAACCTTACCTCGGGTAATCTTCTTACCTTGGTAGTTACCGGATAGAACTCCTGGGAACAAGCCTTTGCCTGTAGCCTTCTTTGTGGCTGCTGGCTTAGCAGCAGGTCTTGAACTTGCGTAAGAAGCACGTGCTTCGTCAGCAGACTTTGCTACTTTCCTAGCAGCAGGTTTTTTAGCCGCTGCTGCGCGAGCAGCATCTGCCGACTTAGCAGCAGGTCTAGCAGCACTCAAACGGCGCTCTCCGTACATACGGCGGATGCCTTCAATGTACTCTGCGTTCTTAGATGTCCCGGCTTTTTTGAGAGCCGCAGTCATTCCCATTTTTTTAATTTTATCGATAGTGTTTTGAGAAACTTTTATTGATTTCTTTGCCATTACCATTTTACCTTATCTGCCCAATATGCGGCACTCATTTTTCCTTTTGCAATGTTTCGACGATGACGAGCCTTAAAGGACTTGCGTTTCATCTTCATCCGCTGGGACTCTCCAGCCTTTGGCTTACCAGCGGTGCTTGCACCTTGTTCGCCAAACCTAATCGTTTTAACTTGGCTACCTTCCTTAGCAACCACGATATGTGATTTCTTAGGATGATCAGGAGTACGTTTTGGCTTATTAAAGCCAGAGACTCCGGCTCTTGCTAACCTAGGATCCCTTTTGTTTGCCATACTCACCATACTTTCCAAGTACTGCCCTTACGGTGCCGTTCTTATTTAAGCGAATAACTTTTCCGTCCCTAATCTGGACGGAGTTAAAACCACGATGTGGCTTATACTGTCCAGATGACACTACATACCCCGTTGAACTCCGCGAACTCTCTTAAGACGAGGATTCGCTTTGACTGCTGACTTGCTTGCTTTGCGGGCTCCAGATGCGAGGATTGCACCAGCACGCTCCATCGACACACCTTGACGTTGTGCGATTTTCTTTTGTACTGCTTTGAATCCTGGATGTTTCTTTGACTTCCTCATCTGCCTGTACCTTTCCCAAAATCAAAGCCTGGAATTTTTGTTGGGTCATACTTACCCTTCTTGTTCTTGGCTTTATTGTAAATCTTTGTAATTTCTTTAGTGGTCATTTTGCCATCAGATTTAATGGCTTTATTAGACTTTTTAATGGGAGTCTTTTTTACGGCCATTACTTGCTCTTTCGCTTCTTGGCAATCTTCTTCATGCCCTTTTTCATTTCCATTTTCTTTTCAGCCTTAGATTCCATCTTCTCAGCCATTGCATAAGCCTTGGCTGCTTTCTTGCCCTTGGCTGTATAAGGGAACTTCTTGTTTCCGACCTTTGGCATTTATGCTCCTATTTCTTTCATAACTTCGGCTACGCCTCTGTTTATCTTATGTGCTTTAGGCATTGTGTCACCATCATAGGCTTTGCCCATAACCTCTGATGCTTTATGTGCTGCAACAATATCCCTCATGTTAGTGCTATTGGGCTGTATCCCCTGTGCTCTAGCATCTCTGTAGGCTTGAAGTTCTGCGTTCCACTTCTTATCAGAAATGTCTCGCTTTGCGTCCCCTGCATTCATTTCAAGAGTCAGGGCTTTACATCCAAAACAGCCAGTAACTGGCTCTGGATGATGTTCCCAATGTTTCATATTGCAGTAAAATTACTTTCTGTTACTCCAACCCCACCTGCTATAAGTTCTGCTTTTACTGCTTCACTTACAACATGGTTCCTGCCACCCAAGTATACCATATCATAGTCTGATAGGTCTTCGTCGAGAAGATATCTAACTTGAGAGTAAGTTGCTCCAGACTTAACTATAGTTATGCCTTTGTCAAGTTTGTAAAAATAAAACAAGCGAGCACCACCAGCAGGACCTTCTCGGACTATAGGTGTCCTAAAGATATATTCTGTCATTAGTCCTCCTTATGGACTCATCCCGAAGGGTAGACTTTTCTAATATGCCTACCCTTCAGAATCAATCAACTAGGAAGCGATTGATGAACCGCTTTCAATGCGGTACAAAGCCTCTTCGCGGTAGCGAGCGAAGCCGAGTACGCCGTACCAGCCCATTGGGCGGTGACGCATCAACTTGTCGACTACTGGTCCGACGACTACATGTGGCTCTTCTGCCACTGCTTCTGCAAGTGCTTGCTGACCGCAAACAATTGTACGGTATACGCGAGCAGAGGATGCTCCGTCAGTCGCGTTGTACATGCGGTTGGTCTCAACGAAGTAAGCACCTTCGTAGGTACCAATTTCGCCTGCCCAGATTTCATTCTGGTTAGCACCGTATTGGTGAGGGATGAGCCATCCTGCTGAACCTGTCTCAGCGCGGAGGTCATGGGAAACTTCTGGGTGAATACCAACCCAGTATAGGTTGCCCTTACGTCCCTTAGCGTTGTTTGCACGTAACTTAGCAACAGCCTTACGGATGTTAGCAGAAGCAAGTGTTGCAGCAGCAGTAATTGTTGCTGTTGAGGTAGCAGTAGAACCTGCGTAGATTACGTTGGTTCCTTGACGTAGAGTTGACATAGCAACCTTATCGATAGAATCAGCAAGGTTGTATGCTATGATGTTCGCAATCGCTGGGTCTACATCAGCAAGGCTGAAGAGTTCCAACGCACGAGTTACGAGAACAGCATTACCGTACTCAGCAAGAGTAATGGTCACAGATGTCGGAGTTGAAATTCCGACTGAATCTGGATCAGTATCTTCTGTTAGTGCAGTTGTTGCTGCTGAAAGGTCAACATAGCGCTGTAGCACTACAGTTGAACCTGGAATTGCTTGGCGAGCAGGACGCTTATCTGCGACAGAACGGATTAGAGGTTCTGAGCGGAGAGCGAACTCTAGAAGACGGTCATACGCCTTCTGGACAAGACCTGCTCCACCAGCGGTGCCACCAGGGGTGGTGGTACTGGTAAAGACGTTTGCCATTTGATTAGTCTCCTTAGACTATGAACGGATTACTGTTGCGAGCGGAGAAATGCAAGAAGTTCGTCAGCGCTTTCTGCGTTGTCGATCTTCATGTTTAATTCATCTGCTCGTTCGGGCGCAAGAGCACCTTGAGTAACAGAATCCATCTGCCTTAGACTTGCAATATCACGGTCAGCCACTGCTGGTTTTTGTTCGACAGTAAAGCCGAATACATCACCATTCTGGTCTAACCAGGAATTGATTGCTTCTTCCGAAGCCTCCAAGTCTGTAGGTATGAATTTTGCTACCTTCATGTTCACGCCCTTGGATGTAAGAACATCCTTTAGTACGCGTTCTCGCTGGGCTTTAGTCAACTCTCCAAGAGAGGACTCCAGTTCCTTTGCTTTTCTTTGTTCAGCCTTAAGTGCCTTACGAAGTTTCTTCACAAGGTCTGTATCTGAAGTTGGAATGTACTGGTCGGAACCAGTATCGTCATCCTCATCTTCATCATCCCAGTAGTTATCGCGATTGTTGCTCATAGCAACCTCTCCCATCATTAGTAGTTGTCGCACGCCTCAATATAAATCGGGGGGTCTATATTGGCTCGTACTGCCAGTCTTGTACACCGCACGGGGCTGGTTGGTCCGTGTCGGGATTCTAAAATGCTCCTGTTACTTTGGAGCCTAGTATTCCTACGCCTGAACTTCCACCATATCTAGCACGTTCCATCTGTGCTAGTTTCCTCAAGCGCGAGGATGCTACATTCATAAATTCTTCTTGTTGCATTTCGGATTGGATAGAAGCACCAAGGGTTGTAGATGCTGTAGTTCCTCTTGGTGTTTCATATATCTGAGCCAACTTAACCGCTGTAGGTAGTTGTTCTTTTATGTTTTCAAAACCGGTTGCAGCAAGGGTTGAAATCTGTGCCTCTGTATATCCCATATCAGCATATCTAGCAGCCTGTTGTTTAGCAAATTCAGTATCTACCAAAGGTATCTCAGGTGTGGATCTGCGAACAGCCTCAGCAACAAATGCGGCGCTTCTTTGACGATTCTTCATCTCAGTAGTTCCAATATCTGCATTCAAAAAGAAGTCAGTTAGTTGGGTATCATTTGTAATGTAACCAAGAGCCTTCAATGACTTAACATAGTTAGGGTCAGCAGTAATAGACTTAAGAGATGCAGTATTTACCCTATCGGCAAACTCGGCAACTGATACCTGGTTAATTAAATACTTCTGGATAGACTCGCTAGTTGTGTATTGAGTAGATATTCCATACTGTTTGCTTATGTCTTTATACCCAGTAACTGTAGGAACTAAGTCTTTAGGAAGTAAAGGTCTATCTAGTTTCTGATTATAGAAACCAAAATCAGTATAATATGGCGATTCAAGGGTCTGACCTGATAGGCTCTTATATTCTTTAGAGTAAAAGAAGTAATCTACAGCAGTGTCAATAGACGCATTATCCATGCCGCCAAGGTCGGTAATCAAAGTCTGAAAATAGTTCTTAGACTTATCTACAGTAGCCTGTGGGATGCCTGCGATAAGCAATTTAGAACGCAAGATATTCCACCAAGTATCTCCACCTGCTGAGCCACCAAGGCCCATAGATGAGATTCCTGTTCCACCTGTTGTGCCACCCATGGCACCAGATAGTCCACTGCTTCCGTAAAAATTTCCACCACCGTATAAACCTACATCTGCACCACCGGCGCTATCAATTGCACCTTTGATGTCTCCATCAACTGCTTCCTGGGTAATTAAATTTACCCATTCTTCTCTACTTGGTACTGCCTTACCTTTGTAGTAGTATTTACCGGTATTAGATGTTCCAGTAGCACTATTGGTAGTAAAATATGAATCTGATGAAAAACCTTCAAATCCACCAACATCGGCTTCTCTAGCATATACGATTTCAGGTTGATAGCCAGCACCACCGTATGTACCTTGTGCTCTAGCAGTATTTATCGTATCAGCAAGAGATTGAGTAATTGGACCTTGATATGTACCAGTAGGTGACTTAGCCTGCTTTAACTTATCAATTATAGGTTGAAGATCTGTAAGTTGTTTTAAAAGGTCTTGAGCCTTTGCTTGTTGTTTGGCAGTACCTGTCTTTTCTGCCATGGTAACTGTCTTCTGTGCTTCGGCAAGAGATTTTTCAAAACTCTTTACAGCGCTAGCAACATTAGTTTGAAATGTTTGCTTCTCTTGTTTTGTAGACTTGCCCTTACCTGTAGCCACTATCGACCACCGCCCATCGCTGCTATTACTCTGTCTCCGAAGTTACCAAAGGTAGACAGACCTTCTGGTCCATTCAACCATCTACTGCTCTTTTGAGCAAGCGAGTTAAAGATGTTTAATCCCATCAAAGATACATTACCCTTTTCATCTTTAGAGTTCAAAGCCTGCTGTACTAAATCATTAGCCTCTTTATCACGCTTTAACATATCTGCAGAAGTACCCCACTTGCCTGCCAAGTGATCATAATAAGTATTAGCA